CTCCACCAGCATCTAAGAGAACCATAGTAAAAACTTTCTTGAATTCAACCGCAGATCTAAAAGGTGGAATTGAAGAAATTTACTTAATTAATTTGGATGATAGTTCTATAGAATCTATAAATGGAGCATACACCAACACTCAATCGAATGTTCTAAGATCATTTGGTTTATTCCATGGTGGTGATCCAATTTTTATCAAAACATTTGACTCTACGAATCCAAACATAGTGGATACAATTAATAATTTGATTGTTCTTCCAAATCATTTCTTTACTTCTGGAGAAAGATTAAAATATGTTCCAACAGGAACTGGAACAACTTCTTCAATTGGAATTGGAACAACTACAATCACTGGTTATGGATCTACTGATAAATTGCCAGAATATGTTTACGTTATAAAAGTTGATGACAAAACTATAAGACTTGCAGCAACTCCAGAAGACGCACTTGTATCTAACACTGGAAATTATCTAAATCTAACAACTGTTGGAATAGGAACTTCTCATTCACTAATAGCACAAGATCAAAATTCTAAGTGCATAGTCGCATTAGATAATAATATTCAAGATCCAGTTATTCCTGCAAATATAACTCATACTTTAGCGGAAGAAATGAATTTTGGTGGACAACTGTTGCGACTTTCTGGAATCACATCTTTCTTTGGTGGAGATCTCCTAAAAGTTGAAAATGAATTTATGACTATCAAACAAGTTGGATTTGGTAGCACAAATGTTCTTGTGGTACAAAGGGCATGGATGGGAACAGGTCTTTCTACTCATCCAATTGGAGCAACTGTTGAAAAATATGAAGGTGGATATAACATTGTTGGTAATACAATCAATTTCTATACAGCACCAATAGGAACTGTTCCAAAAGTTACTGATGATCCAGATGAACTCGATTGGACTGGTATACAAACAAGTTCTACTTTCCAAGGTAGGGTCTTTATTAGAAATGGTATGGTTGGTGCTACAACACATACTTATGCAACAAATTATATTTTTGACTCAGTTTCTCCAGAATTTACTGGGGTTGGTAAAACCTTTACTATAAAACAGAAGGGTATTGATGTTTCAGGATTTAGTACTTCACATTCTTTAGTCCTTATCAATGATATTGTTCAAATACCATCACAAGGTTCTAGAATAAATGATTTCTCTCTTACAGAAAATGCAGGCATAACTTCAGTAGTATTCAGTGGATTTGCTGCTTCAGTAAGATATGATGTAAGAACTGGAACTGTTCCTGTAGGTGGAATCTTGGCGGCTGTTGGTTCTTCGCAAGGATTTGGATATCAACCTTTGGTTCAAGCTGGAGGAACTGCCATTATATCTGGGTTTGGAACCATTGTATCAATTAGTATTGGAAACAGTGGATCTGGTTATAGAGTAGGAATAGCGACACTCAATGGTGTTGTTCAACCAATAACAGTAAATGTTGGTGTACGAACAGCAGATTTAGATATTGTCGATATTGTATCAATTGGAACGGCAACTATTTCAAATGGTCGCATTACCGGAATAAGTGTAACAAATCCTGGAGTTGGTTATACATTTACAAATCCACCAATTGTAATTATCGATGCCCCAGTTCCATATACAAATATACCTCTGATTTACCACCCACAATCAACAGGTTCTGGATTTGGAACAAATGCAAAGGTAGATATTCAAGTATCGTTTGGTTCTAGTGTTGTTAATTTTGATATTATAAATTCAGGTTATGGTTATAGAAATGGAGAAACTCTTACAATTCCAACTGGAGGTGTTACTGGAATACCGACAGATTCAACAGTTGGAGTAGCATTTAGTGATTTCAGACTAAGTGTTAATTCTGTTTCATTTGATAAATTTACTGCTTGGAGATTTGGTGATTTAGATGTATTAGATCCTTTGGATGATCAATTTGATGGATCAAAACGTGTATTTACTTTGAAAAAAGAAAGTTTACAGTTTACTATTAGGTCTAAGAAAGGATCACTAATCGATGTAGATCAAACAATTTTAGTCTTCTTGAATAATATACTACAAGAACCTAGAAGTGCTTATATCTTTAGGGGTGGATCTAATATTACATTTACTGAAGCGCCAAAAGTTGGGGATACATGCCGTATTCTTTTCTATAGAGGAACAGGAAGTGTTGACGTTGTAACTAGAGATGTTTTAGATACAATAAAAGTTGGAGATAAAATTACCATCAATTCTGGAAACTTACTACCAACAGCATTATATCAACAAAATGAAAGAAGTGTAACTGGAATTCTAACGGCGGATAATTTACAGACATCTCCTTATGCAGATGCCGGAATAACAACAGATAGCACTATCTTTAGACCTATTACATGGTGCAAACAACAAGAAGATATTGTAGTTGACGGACAATTTATTACTAAAGATCGTCCTCTGTATGAACCTTCTATTCTACCAAATACAAATATTATAAAATCAGTTGGAGTTGGATCAACTGAAATTTGGGTTCAAAATGTCATCCCACTATTCAACTCGTATAATGAATCATTAGAATCTCCAAAACAAACCGTTGAAATTTTCGATGAGAAATCATTTGTTGGAGCAAGTGCTACTGCAATTGTTTCTGGATTTGGAACCATTTCTTCAATTAGTATTACGAATACTGGTTTAGGATATACGATTGCTCCAACAATAGCTTTAGCAAATCCTGTTGGTCTTGGATCGACAACCAGAGCAACTGCAACTGCGTCAATTTCAACATCTACTGGAGCAGTAACATCAATTTCTGTTTCATCTGCAGGTGCTGGGTATACATTTACAAATCCACCGGTGGTTCTAATTGAGTATCCAAAATTTGATACGGAAACAATTACAAATGTAAATTATTCAGGAGACTTTGGAATTATTACTGGTGTAGCAACAACTTCTGTTGGAATTGCAACTACTGGATTAATATTTGATCTATTCATACCATTCAATTCTCCATTGAGAAGTTCAGCATATATGGGTCCAGCTGGAATCCAAACAATTTCTAATATTGCTGGTGGTTATCCATTTGTAGTTTATAACTCTAATGTTGGAAATGGAGTAACATCTCTGAATCTTTCTGGTTCAACATATTGTATTGGAACTTCATTCTTGGACAATGCATATGAAGCAGTTTCTGTTTCAATAGCAACTACTTCAGTTGTTGGATACGGAACTACTTATGTTGCAAAAGTTGTAGTTAGTCTCTCCAGTTATAATGGATTGTCTGGTATTGGATTTAGCAACTTCTATGGTGAATACAGTTGGGGTAAGATAAGAAACTTCAGTAGACCCGGAATAGCAAAGTCATTTACGCCAAATCTAAACAATGGAATTGCTGGAATACTCACATCTCCAACGGTGTCTAGAAAAACTCCACTGAAAACGGGTGGATACCTGGCATAAATAACTAGAAAAAAGTCCATATGGCTGCGATTATCACTGAACAACTTCGTATTCTAAACGCTAGTAATTTTAGAGCTGGTATCACCTCCACTACCAACTCTTATTACGTTTGGGTTGGACTTCCAAATCCAGTAAACATCAGTCCCACGTGGAATACTTCTCCACCATCTCCAATTGATTCTTTTAATGAATCTAATAGATACTGGGACTCAATTATTGCGATGAAAAAAATAAATTCATCGGATGTAAGAAGAGTTATCGAAAAGTATCAGTGGGTTTCTGGCGAAAAATATGATATATATCGCCATGATTATAGTAGAGATAATCTAGCACCAGTTTCAAATGCAACTAATCTTTATAGTTCAAAATATTATGTATTGAATAGAGATTATCGAGTTTATATTTGTTTAGATAATGGAATTTCTCCAGAAAATCCTACTGGAAAACCATCCTTAGACGAACCACTATTTACAAATTTAGAACCAAGAGCAGCTGGAAGTAGTGGTGATGGATATGTTTGGAAATATCTATACACCCTTACACCATCAGATATTATAAGATTTGAATCTACCAACTTTATTCCAGTTCCAGAAGATTGGTCAACATCATCAGAAAATGCAGCAGTAAGAGACAACGCTTCAACCAGTGGACAAATCAAAATTGTAACTATTGAAAATAGAGGCACTGGATATGGAACTGCAACAACTTATTCTAATGTAAACATCTTGGGTGATGGCGAGGGTGCAAAAGCAAGTGTAACAATCAATGCTGATGGAAAAATAGAATCTGTTGATGTATCTCAAGGTGGTTCTGGATACTCGTTTGGTACACTTGATTTAGACAGTACTGGAATAACAAACTCCGCAGCAAGCACTGATGCAGTTACTAGTGTGATTATTCCTCCAATTGGTGGTCATGGTGCAAACATAAATCATGAACTTGGTGCTCGTAAGGTTATGATTTATGCTCGTTTAGAAAACGATAGCACAAACCCAGACTTTATAACAGGAAACGAATTTGCAAGAATAGGAATAGTAAAAGATCCTCTAGTTTATGGGTCATCATCTATTTTGACAGCACCCAAAGCAAGTGGAGTTTATGCTCTAAAGGTTACTGCTAGTAACTTATCGAGTATTGTTTTTAATCCAGACGATGTAATCACTCAAACAATTGGAGTTGGTTCTACAGCAATTGGTAGAGTTGTATCTTGGGATTTCACAACTGGAATTCTAAAATATTGGCAAGATAGTCAAGTTGCAACTTCATCAACAGCAGGAACTTCTCCTCTTTATGGATATCGATTATTGCGATTCCAAAATTCTCATGATGGAACTGGTTCTTTTGTTATAAATGGTGGAAATGCTACTGTTGCTATTGATACATCCTTTACAGGTGTCTCTACCGTTCTAAATAGTAAGACATATTATTTTGGTATGGACTTTAACAAGGGAATAGCAAACCCAGAAGTTCAAAGACAGAGTGGCGAAATCATTTATGTTGATAATAGACCATCTGTGCTGAGATCGTCAAACCAAAAAGAAGATATCAAAATTGTTTTAGAATTCTAAGAAGATGCCACAGGAAACTAACCTCAACATTTATCCATATCATGACGACTTTGATCCAAATAAAAATTTCCATAGAATTCTTTTTAAACCAGGCACTCCTGTTCAAGCAAGAGAACTAACTGGATTACAGTCAATACTTCAAGATCAGATTGAAAAGTTTGGCACACATTTCTTCAAAGAAGGTGCAAAAATTATTCCAGGGCAATTATCCTACAATGATGTTTTTTCTGGAATTGTTGTTGATTCATCTTATCTTGGTGTACCAATTTCACTTTATGCATCCCAACTACTTGGTAAAACAATAAAAGGACAAAACTCTGAAGTTGAGGCAAGAGTTGAATATGTTTTATCAGATGTTGATTCTGAAAGAAGTTTATATACACTATATCTAAGTGTACTAAAGTCTGGTAGTGATTTTAGTGCGGGTTCATTTGAGGATGGAGAAACTCTTGTTCTCTTAGAAACTCTAACTTATGGCAATACAACTATCTCCGCAAATCAAGGATTTGCTAGTGCGGTTTCCGTAGAGTGCAATATTCAAGGTTCTGCCGCGAACATACAGTCAGGTGTATATTTTCTCAGGGGAAATTTTGTAAGTATTTCTCCACAAACA